AATGAACTGTCAAATATTTCATCCAAGATTAATAGATTAGTATTAACAGAGTTCTTCATTCTAGCAACTTCTCTCCAAGTAAACAAGAGTGCTAGATCGATACGCATCTTTTCTCCTTCGCTAAATGATGCGTATGAAAAATCCTCATGGATAGGAGACTGGACAGTTTCATTAAACTCTTCATCGAGAGTAAAATTGAGATAAAAATCCATTATCTGAAGATAACGATTTATCTGCTGATTGATTAGTGGCAGATACTTCTTGATAATTTTGGATTTAACTCCACCATCCTTAAGTAAACCATAAGTGAAATCATAGTAACTTGAGGTGTCCTTCCTAGAGGCTAAGTCGTCGTATGTAGTTTTTAAATTATTCTTAAACTCATTTAATTTCTCATGTTCAGAATTTCTATTTGCAAGTTGATTGGTAAGTTCTTGAATTTCTGATTCCAAATCTCTGATTTGTCGTTGACATCCAGAAATCTTTGTATTGTTTTGAGAAATGCCATGCGTGAGTGTTGTAATCTCCTTTGATAGTTTGGTGAATTGATGCTCTCGCTCTTCTTCCTCTTTAATCGCATTCTCTAGTTGTGTATAACCAGACTGCAACTCCTTTGCTTTATTTTGAGCATCGCTAATCCTATTTATTCTAAAGTCTTCATTTATATCTTGATCGCATGTAGGACAAACCGTATGCTCAGTAAAGAACTTATGTTCTTTCGTAATCGTTGTTACTTTATTTGATATTTTTCCTTTAAGATTTCCCAACTCACGTAATTTTTCTGTAGCACCTGTTACCTTTTCTTGTTCCTTTGTCAAATCATAAACATTATTTTCTAATGTTTCATTCTCAGAAAGATAGTTATCAGATTCTGAAAAAAGATAAGTAATTTTTTTCTTATTGTCCACTATTCTATTTTTTCCCTGCATTTCCAACTCTTCTATAAAGTTCTTTTGCATCTTTACTTTTTCAGTAAGAGACTCTTTCTTAAGAGTAAGAACATTAGTTTGTTCTTTTAATGTGCGTAGTTTTTCTTTTATAATAGTTCCCATTGATGAGAATATTTTTATATCCAACAAATCTTCTATAACCTCTCTGCGGTTAGGTGCAGATAGTTGCATGAAAGGAACAAAACTACTACTACCAAGTATTACGATTTGAGTAAATGATTTGTAGTTCATCTTCAAAACATTTTGCTCAAACCATTTTTGCTGGTCATTAGCAGATGAGAATTGATCTAAGCATTTGCCATCACGATGAATTTCAAATATATTTGGTTTTATACCTCTCACCACCTTCCATTGTGTTGATGAAATATTGAACTCAACTTCTACTCTAGCATCCTTTTCATTAACAGAATTTATTAACTGTGACTTATTAATTTTACGAAATGGTTTTCCAAACAAACTGAATGTCAAAGCATCTAATACAGTGCTCTTTCCCGAACCATTATTTCCTACAATCAATGTAGATGAGTATTTACTAAAATCAATTTGACTATATTGATTTCCTGTAGATAAAAAGTTCTTCCAACGTATAGTTTCAAATAAAATCATTTCGATTGTCAATAGGTGGTGGAATTACGACATCAGACTCAGTGATGACTGTGTAATTGTATCGATGCATTTTGCAAGTTTTAATCATTATATCATCATCAACTTCGAGAATGTGCATTTCTGGATGATCCTCTTCTTCTAGCATCATCGCAAATCGAATAGCATCATCCTCCTCTTCAAACAAATAGAGGACTTGATCCCCTTCTTCATCAATGACAGAATAAGCACCTTCTTTCTCCCTACCTTTAATAGTAAGAATAAACATTAGATTAGCTCACATGCCTCTTGATAAACTTCTTGAATCATTTTTTGTACTATAGACTTATCCAATTCAACTTCTGCATCTTCAACATATCTATTAAGAATAGAAAGAGTATCCTCTGATTCAAATACTTCAAATTTATCTGCTTCATGATAACCAAAGTTTTCTACTATTTTTAATTCTGCTACATTAACTGAATATAATTTATCGATAAACTTTTCAAACTTTTTAGTATCTGATTTATTACGAACCACAACCTTTACAATTTTATTTTCTAACTCTCTAGCATCAAATAATTGATAGTCAGTATCATTATAGTAAATTATATGATGTATTCTGTATGGATTATTAACTGGAGTATGTTCCAGTGTCTCAGTATCAAATAAATGAAATCCTCTATTAGGATCATTTGCATCATTCCAGAACATCTCATAAGGATTACCAAGATAGTAAATATTTTCTATATTTGAACGGCAGTGGTAATGTCCAGAGAATGTCTTTTTAAATTTCTTAAATATACCCAAATCCATTCCATGTTCCATCATATGGCCTGGAGTTGCTTTAAATCCATTCAACTCAAGATGCCCCATACACACAGGAGATCTTGACTTATTAATCATTGCTACACTCATCTCTTCATTCTCCTTGTTAATCCAAGGTACAAGAGTGATATTACAATCACCTACCATTATAGATGTTACTTCTGAATAAACTTTAATATTATCATACTCTCTCAGCAATAAATCAATTGCATTGATATCATTCGTATTCTTATAATATGCTGTATGATTTCCAACAATACTATGAACATTAATACCCATCTTATGTAAACGGTCAAAGTAATTATCCTTTGCCCATTTTAACGCAGAAAAATCAATCCCCTTTCTACTATCAAAGGTATCTCCCATATCAATAATTGTGGTGATACCTTCTTTCTCAAGAGTAGGAAAGAAAACATTTTCATAGAACTTCAGAAAATAATCATGAAAAAGTTTTGAATTTTTTCTTGCTCCAAAGTGCTGGTCTGTTATGATCGCTACTTTCATCAATTACGAAGTTTAGAATGTACAGCGTCTTTAATTGAATTATACTCAGAATGAGTCGTTCCGTCAATCTGATTGCTATCATCAAAAACTTCTGAATAACCTGACTTCTCTAAAATCTTATTCTTAATTTCTAATTGCCTTTTCTCTCTTGATATTCTTCTCAAGAAAGCATAGTGAATAATTTGAGTAAAGTAAGCAAACGGGTTCTTAGATTTTGCTGGATCAAAGTTGTGAATGTACTGAACACAATTCTCAATACCATCAGATATCATATCCTCCTTAAACATATAGTTTACAAAGTTTGGTTTAAACGATAGATGATTGGCAATCTTTAAAAAACACTCACCAATATAACGAGGTATGACAGGTTTAGTTTTATCTTGCAATCTTGCAATCTCAACATCCTCTCTATACCTAATTAAAGCAGCAAGGAACTCTTTATTATTGACGTAATGTTCAGACCTTTTTCTTCGGGCCATAGTGCGTCCCTTTAACATAAGTCATTATCACTATTATGTAGATAGTATAACATTTATAATGCTACTTGACAAGTTTTCATTTCCAAGTAGAATAACTCTGTGGAGTTGCAAGAGAAATAATATCTTTAAGTATTACTAGAAGGTTTCTTGAATATCTTTTCTAATAAAAGTTTAGTATCATGTATGTTTCCTAGATATCCCATTTTTCTATTCATCTTTGATTCACTGTTTTTATCTCTAACATCATCTCTTAAAAAATTCTGATACATATCAATCATCTGAATATCCTGTGATTCAGACATCGTGAGAACATTATCCAAATTAACTATAAACATATCATCTCTAGTTGTCTTTAACCAAGGTTCAACTTTATATCCTACAATACCATTCTTTCCTTTTAGTTCTGATATCTTGATGGGACTATGAAGAATTAGCATAGTTCTATTTTCCTCCTCAGAGGCAGCTACTTTGGCAAATATTTCTTCACCAGAGTTAAATTTTATTGTTGCGTAAAAGTCTTCTTCAATTCCCATTTTGTTTTAATTGTATAGTGATTATTTCATAATTAAAGTTTTCTTCGTTGTAAATTTTAATTCTTTCAATAAAATGATTTAAGGTATAATTTCTCTTAGTTTTAAGAGAACAATCATCTGCTATGTCATAAAGTATTGCCTTTACCTTGTTTGCTCCTTTTCTAAGAACTCGTCCAATACTTTGAAGATTTCTGATTCGGGACTTACTTGGAGAGGCAAAGATAACATTATGGAGATTTTTAATATTGATACCTGTAGAAAAAGTTCCATAAGATGCAACGATAATAGCGTTGTTTTCTTGTTCGGTAATTTCTCGTACTATTTCTCTTTGTTCAGCATTTACTCCACCGTGTACGAAAAATACCTTTCGATTATCTTTCGTATTATTATTTATCATTTCATAAAGAACTTGACCATGTGCTTCTACTCTAGAGAATAAGACAAGACTATTACCTTTCAAATCCAATGCTAGATTTTTTATAAAGGCATTTCTCTGTTCGTGTGATATTAGATATTCTATTTCATCTTGATAGGTATCAAACTTAACTGGTGGATGTTTAAGAACTAAGCACTGTATATCTAATTGTGATAAATGCCCTTGCTTCATTAACTCATCAGTCTTTGTCACTTTGTATGATGGTCCAAACAATCCCTCTAACACCCACTTATGCGTCTGTGTGCCATCTAATGTACCAGTGAAACCAAATCTATACTTAGCATGATGTAACTTAGTCATTATAGATATAAGTGACTTGCTCTTGAATAAATGAGCTTCATCGCCTATAATAACATTATACTTTTCAAAGAAAGATCTTTCTAATTTATAAACAGATTGCCAAGTGGTGATTGTTACTGGAAACTCATTTGTTTTTTCTTTCCCTGCATATATTTTGTGACAGTATGAATCAGCATCCCAACCATAATCAAAAAAGTCCTTATACATCTGTTCTACGAGAGATGTCGTTGGAACAACTAAGAGTATTTTTTGCCCTTTCTCAACATAGTATCTTACGAGAGAATAGATCATCAACGATTTGCCTGAAGCAGTGGGTGATATCAATAGCTTTCTATTATGTCTTAAGGCATCGTATACTCCCTGAACTTGATATTTCCTTGGTTGATGATTGCAAATAGCACTCATATAATCTTTAACACCCTGATATGATATACCCTCATTTACTTCAAAGGGAGTGCCATAATATTCATTATCAGTAAACTTATATGTGTAATCGTGTCTTTCGCAAAAAGATATAATCTTATCTAACAATCCAACATATATTTTCTTCGACCTCATATCATATAGATGAATCTCTCCATTCCAATTTCTATTACGATATTGCGGCATGAACTTTGCACCCTCTACCTCGAAGGTGAAGTGATCTCTTAGTTCATATTCTATATGCGGTTCTGCGTCTATCTTTAGAAATACTTCGTTGGATTTAGAAATCACAACATTTGCAGATGTGTTTGTCACATAAATCCATTCATCTATGGATATTTATGAAGTTATGTCAAGTCCCCATTAAAAAAGACCCCGAAGGATCTTTTGAATATTAGAAGGTGAATACTAATAAAAGTATTATCTCTTGAATACTAACTAAATTTTTGAGTATTACGTCCTGAACACTAACTAAAGTGTTACGTTTTGAATACTAACTAAAAATTTTGAAGATGGTTGAGTATTATGGGTTGAATACTAACCAGAGTATTTCAATATGAATACTAACGAAGACCATCCTCTACAATCATCTTACGAATAGCATACCACATCTTCTGTGTAATTTTATCAACTTTAGTTCTTGCTTCTTTAAGTTTAGTAAGTTCATCAAAACTCATTCCAATTTGGAAATCAGAAGTATTAGCATTCTTCTTATCAGGATATGCATATTCAGAAACTGCTCTACGCATCCAATGTTTATAGTTAGATGCAGCAACACCTTGTTTCATATGGAATGGTTTACATCCAAGATAATGTGCTTTGATATACTTCCAATTAGGAACTAATCCAAGATCAGGACGAACACGAAGTTCATCATTAGGTCTAAGAATAGAATGAACCAAAGTATAGATACGATTTGGAACTGCTATTTTGATATTACTTTTTTTATCAAATTTTAATCCAATAGATTCAATCAACTCAATATCACCATTAAGGTATTCAGTAAGTTTTAAAGCATACTTTTTAATCCATCTTGATACAGCATCCTCATATGGAATTTTTTTATCAAATCCATATCCAGATGTTTTAGCAGGATTTATATCTTCATTAGATTGTTGAATGTAATCAAAGATATGATGGTTTTTTTCTTGAAAATCTGTTAACCGTGTTGGAGAAAACTCTTTAAGAGCATAAAAAGCACTACGATCTTTTAATAAGAAATTAGCAATTGCTTTTGTATCTGCTTCATCAGTTTTATCCTTTTCACCCAATCCAGCAAGTTTACGAGTTTTGGGTGTAGATTTTTGAGGAAACAAAAGTAATGTAATTCCCATTTCTTCAGCAGTTTCTTTTAGTTGAGTCAACTGTTGATAATTAAATGGTTGAGCCATAGTAAATCTATGAGACTCTCTTAGATGAGCATCCTCAACAACTAAAGTATCGCCTTTTTTTAATCCAGCAATATTGAGATTAATAAGATTTTCTTCTGGTAACTTTGGGTAAAATTTATCTGTTCCACTATCATATACATGGACTTTTCCTTGTCCAACGTCTGCAATAAATAAAGTCATTTTTTAAATTAAATTGGTATGAAAACTAACAAGAGTTTTTACAGATTGATTTCTGATTGAATTTGTTATGTGGGTATTATAATGGAAGAACTTAATATTGTCAAGTTTTGAGTATTAAGAGTTGAACATTAATATAAATGTTACTTATTGAATACTAACTCACTATAAAAATAATATTAACCAAGTCCAGAATTAAATCTCATAAACTCAATTGCATTCTTAATCTGATATGTTCTGTTCTGTATCACCTTAAGAATACTTTCTAAGTATACTAACATTGTATCATAATAGTCAATCTTGAGAGATGAATTAGAAAGTTTCTCATCTGCATCAAGATACTTTGTCATTGTATCTTTATCTCTTATCTTCTTTGGAAATGGATTTGCAATATAAACATCTGGGTCTGCTTTCCCACTAAAATACTCATACCGTTCATGACGGATGTTTTTTCTTTGTTGCTCTGCTTTCTTTCTTAATAGAAAGATAGTATTATATAATTCAAAATACTTTGCATGAAGAGAGGGGACATTTAATGATTCTTCGTGTAGATTATCTCTGTCGATCTTTGCATCTTTTTCCCACATCTCTTGAAGTTTATCAAGAGTT